ACTTCAAAATGTCCTCTATGTGGTGGTTTAAACCCTCCTGGATAAAGTGCTGTAGCCATTATGATAAAAAGTTTTGAAGTTTTTGGTCTATCTCAGCTGGTGTAGAATGCTTAAGTTTTTCTTGAAATACAGGACTGTATAGTAACTCAGCTATATTATCTAAAACTTGTTTTTGTTTTACTGCCTCATTTTCTTTTGTTCTTCTATGAGATGCGACTTTTTTATTCATTCTATCGTCTCCTGGTCCTACTCCGTTTTTTCTGTAGGCATCAGTAAAATATTTTTTAAGAGCTCTATCTTCACTATAGTCTGCTGTATTGTAGTCTATATTTTTGACTGCATTGTAGAACTCTTGTTTTTCTTGATCAGACATTTCATACTCTTGTCTGAAAGAAGATTTACCGGTATCGTTTGCTTTATTGTATCTTTCAATATAGTCTGATATACCTGCTGCACCATTTTTAGCTGCTGCATCAAATGCTTGAACCTCCTTTTCAAACTCTCCTGATCTTGTATTAACAAATATAGATAAGTTACCTTTCAACATTTTATTATAGTTGTCAATTAAGTCGTAGACATTTCTCCAAGTAGAAAATACTGCTGATCTAGGTACGTTACGGTTCCTACTAAAGTTAGCTATATAAGCTATCATAGGATGGGTATAAACCATTACCATATAAACATCGTATCCTTTTTTAAGGAACATTTGTATCTTATCAGGATTACTTGCTGTTGTATCCCAAACAAAGCTAGTTTTTTCGTCCGACAGAGCTTCTGCTTCCTTGTTGGCTAGAGCGACCCCTGGGCTGAGTTTGTTGTATGCTGGGCTGTTGGGATCTTCCACGTATTTGTCTGGGTTGACTTGGTGGAGTGATCCTAGGTCTAGTTGATTGAGAAGGTACGACTTGCCTGTTCCTGCTCCTCCCGCCATTACTACGAGTTTGGGTCTGTTGCGTTTCTCTAGGATTAGTGTTGATATTTTCATTTCTTCTTCCTTGGTTTATTCTAATTCTTTCTTTTTAAGCTTTGGTAATACTTCTGGTGTAACTCTTGGTCTAGGTTTAGGTTTCGGTTTAACTTTCGGTCTAACATATGAGCGAGGAGTATTGTTATAATAACGATAACTCCTATCATAGTTGTTCCAATATCCAAATTGGTTCCAATAGTAGTATGAATTCCAGAAGTAAGGGTCGTTGTATCTCCAGTTGTTCCAGTACCAGCTATTATTATGCTGGTATCTAACAAATTGGGTATCTCTATATTTGACAAACTGTCTATAGGGAACAGCGATTGTATCTCCGACTTCTGTAACTGCAAGAATGCTTTTAACTTCATAACCTTTATTTGTAGTAAGGGTATACGACCCACAACTATATAAAGATAAGAAAATAATTGCATATTTCAAACTTTTTATCATATTAATAAATAGCTATAACTTTAATGTAGTTGGATACGAATTGTAGATTGGTTCAGTATTAGGATTTTCCAACTCATATAGACGGTATATAAGTTTAAACAATTCAAAGTTCTTATCTATTTCGTCTATCTGTAGAAGTTTCCATCCTTTACCTTGAATAACTTTTTTCTGTTTAGATGGTCCTCTTGATTGAGCTTTCAACCACAATATAGCTGTTCTATCAATTTTTATACCTCTACTCTCTTCTAATCCTTTAGCATAAGAAGCTAACTGAAGATCATAAGATTTATGTATACTATTTGAAGTCTTGATATCGATTAACCATACCTCTCCATTCATCTTACATACAATATCTGCAGTACCAGCAAACTTATGTTCGTCTGACCATACAAATTGTTCTGATGATATAAGTTCTGGTTTATATGTCTTCCAAAAGTCACCAAACTTGAGTATCATTTCCCAAACTATCTGAGAGTATTTAGCTCTACCGTAGTCATCCATCCAAGTTACTTCTTCTCCTTCAACTAACTTTTCAGCTGCTTCATGTACTTGAGTACCTTCTTTACCTGCTCTACGCATAATAAGATCAGCGTTATGCCCAACATCCTTCATCCATGATTCGAAGAACTTATTCTTGGGCATATATTGGAGTATGGTTGTTACGGACGGGTAATATACTCCTTCGCCTCTCTTATAGACTCGACGGTCTAAAAAATTAATCTGCTTTAACTCAGGGTTAAAGTCTAATCGTTTTTTCTCGTTTTGTTCGAGAATATTCATACCTTGTTTTATCATAGGTTTAGTTTGTGCAGCATTAAACTTGATAGATTAAGTTCTTCTGCAGATTGAATTAATTCGGTAAAAGCTTTGAAGCCCATATCAGATGGATCTTTATCAGGTAGGTTAACGATAAAAACTCTTTTACCTTGGTTTAAGAATTGCTCTCCTATTTCGACTGCTCTATCTTTTGCATCATCATCTAATGCGATATAAATGTCTTTTACAGAGCTTGTAATAATTTTTTTGTATAGTGATGTAGAAACACTTTTACCTAAGATTGGTATAGCATTTCTCCTTATAGCTATTGCATCAAATACACCTTCACATAAGATAATAGGTGTGTTCCAATTAATTAAATTTTCAAAAAATATTATGTCTTTGGAAGCTTCTGGATTTTTGTACTTAAAATAGTTTCCATCATAAGTTCGTGCAACAAAAAAGTTGAGTTGATTGGATTCAGAATAACTTGGGATAATGACTCTTCCTCCATAGTCTCCAGTGTTTGTGTACCCAATGCTATATTTAATAAAATCATTATCGGTAAGTCCTCGTTCATATAGATATTTTTTTACCATATTAGCAATAACAGACTTATCTGATGCTTTATATAGTGGTTGGTACTCTTTAGGTAACTCTACTATAGATAGTTGTTGATACTGTGCTTGTGCTCCTTTTGGAAGGTACTTTAATACGTTTTGTGCTTCTTCTTTAGGAGTTTTGAGTTGGTAGAGTAAAGATCGTATAGTTTGACCTCTTGTTTGACATACCCAACATTCCCAAAAGTTTTTACCCTCTTCGTTGGTATGCATATTTATCTCCAACTTAGGTTTACGATGATTACAAAAAGGGCAATTGAAAGCATAATTCTCTCTAGCTCTTTTGTGACTCTTACCTAAAATGTTTTCGATGGATGCTAATAAAAAAGTATAGTCCATAACCAGTCCGTATCTACTTATAAGATAAGAACTTTATTTCAAACTACAAACCCTATTGTATTACTATTTCTTTAATAGCTGCTTTGATAGAAGATTCAAGTAAATCTCTATTACCAATGTCAATAAAGTCCTCTAATTTTTGAGCAATAAGTGTAGTAAGTTTAGAAACGTCTTCGTTGGTAAGAACTAACTCCTTACTTTCGATAACTTTCTTATTTTCTAAAATAACTTTTGATAGTTTCATATGTCAAACTCAAATTTAATGTCCGGGTAAAAATATCTGTCTCCATCATCGTCTGCAAAATTAGCACCTCCAGTTACTTCAAAACCTTTAGCCTGAAGTATGTTCTTCATATTGGCATATTCTGCTGGTGGTAGTTCTTCTCTTACCCTAATGGTAACCTTACCATACCCTCTGTCTCTTTCATGATATTGACCCATTGATACATCTATATCATCTCTGTTAAAAGAATCTCTAAGAGTTGATTCTAACTCAGAAGCTTTATCATTAAATTTAATGAACTTCTCTTTTAGTAAAATATTACTTAGTTTCATCTTCCTTGTCCTTTATATTTTTTTCTATAGTTCTTAGAGGTCTTGAGTTTTGAAGATTTAGATTTAGCATGAATGCCTGGTCTTTTCTTTTTCGACTCGCCCTTATAGTTAACTAAATTTAAGCTTTTTGCCATATCTTTACAACTAAATCACCAGTTCCTTTTATTAAACGGTGATAGGTGTCTTTAGGTATAAATAGTTTATTATTTGATAATACTTGTGGAATTTGATTATCTAATTGGAACTGCCAGTCATTGTCGTGAGTAGCTTGTACTACACGGTCTTCTCTGTCTCTATGCCACACAAATTCAAATGAAGGAGTATCTTGAGAGAACTCTCTTATTATATAACCGTCTTCCTGAGATTCGGAATAAGGTCTACCAGTAACCTGAGAAGTTTGATGATCCACCTAATGATTTCCAGTAACGGCCTATATTACAAGACCAATAACCTGCCTTTGTTTTATCTTTCTTAGTTGCACATTTATGACGTGCTGCAAATGAAGCTCTTGCTCCTTTTTGCTTAAACTTAACTGAAAGACCAGTATCACCAAATGATACTTTTTTTACATTTCCTTTTTTTGACTTAACATAGACGTAGAATTTTTTACTTCCACCTCTTTTAGGTTTGTTAAGAGCAACCTTTTTACCTTTGTATTCAGCTTCAGGAATATAATCCACTGATGCTTTTAACATATCAAAGCCTGAGTAGTCAAAAGTTTCATTATGAATCTCAACTGCTTTTCTAAAGTTTTCCATATTAATAGTACCGCCGATTGATTCGACAAGCTCTTTGATGAGATCGTAATCGATCATTTCATCTATACTCATAGCTTCATCAATCGTATCCTCGTTTTCAATCATTTCATCAATCATGCAGCCTATTTCAAAAAGAGCATTATGGCTTGGGGAAACCATTGGTAAGTCTAAAGGAACTTTAATTCCATTGTAATCTCCATACTCTCCTATGTCAGTTGTCTCTAAGAGTTCTTCATCCTGTTCGTTTAACGTAATATAACCGTCTCTCCAAGCGTCTCTTGCTTCTTTAAATAGATTTATAAACTCACCGCTAGAATAACGGTAGACGTTTTCTTACAACGTGAGATCATTATCTATATGATATTGTAATGAAGGTAAGCCGATTAGTTGTTTTATTTTGATCATAATTACTTTATTTATTAAAATCTTTCCTATAGAATTTTCCTAGGATGTTGTCATTAATATGAGCACTATAAGAATCCTCTAATACGTTATTAATAAATAGGTGTTTAGTTTCATAATAGGTTAACAGCTTTTTATTAGGGACAAATTCAAGTATTTTCTTTTCCCAATTTTCACCTGCTTGATCTTTTTTAGCAAGTGCAACTATCTCTTTTTGAGAACCAAAATAATCTTTCCAGTCTGATTCTGTTATTACTTTTTGCTTCAAAGGGGTTCTACCGCCTATTCCTTTTGCCTTTCTTTCTAATCTTAACTCTTCCAATGCTCTTTTTCCTAAACGTTTATTGCGTTCAAAAAATAAAACTTTTTTACCTATGTAGCGAGTATCTGTAGGTTTGTACCTAACCTCATAAATAAAGCCATAGGTACCTTTTGGCATATCTGAAATATCAGTGATTAACCTCCCTTGGTAATTCCAAGAAGGTTTTGTTGGCATGTTTGTCATATTTTGTTAGTCGCTAGATCTTGCTTTTAAGCTCATCTATTTGTAACTGTTGCTCTTTAATAGCTTCAATTAATAACGCGACAATTTTTTCATAACGTACGGCTTTGTATCCGTTGTCTCTTGTAACTACTAATTCTGGTAAAATGTATTCTATTTCTTGTGCTATCACACCTACGTCGTGTCCAGTGTGTTCTGATTGGTTGTTCCAATCAAATTCATATCCACCTATAGATTTCAACTTACCTAATGACCCCTTTATTGGGGTAATATTATCTTTTAATCTTGCATCAGAAGAATGAAATGCTGTTACATCTCCAGTAGCTTTAATTGTACCTTCTATAAGTAGGCTACTACCTGAAATAGCATTTGCTGATTTAATTATTGATCCTGATATCAGACCTGTAGTGTTAAGCGTTGCTCCAGTAATGCCACTAGTTGCAGCTAAAGTTGTTGAAGTAACACCGGTAGCATTTACATTAGTAAACAATACATTACTACCTGTTATTTCTTGTCCAGAGATATTTCCAACCATTGAGATTGTACCTGACCCTGATATTGTTTTAGTATTGAGGTCTAAATTACCTCCCAGTTGTGGTGTCGTATCACTTACTACACTAGTGGTGTTTGTATCCGATCCAGTGTTAATAGTGACTGCAAAGGTAGCTCCTCCTCCTTTGGTAAACGTAATTACATTGTTTGTTGCTGAAGCTGTAGTTAATAGACTAGCTGTTGCTGCATTTACTGACCCTGAAATGTCTGACCCTAATTGTATGGATGAAGACACTAGTGTTGGTCTACCTGTCAACCCACTAAATGGTGCTATGTCTGCATTTACTGCATGAGAAGCAGAAGTGGATGTGTTAGAATAAGAGGCTGTTACTGAGTAAGAGGATGAAATAATTCCTGTTACACCGCTTCCTTCTCCTTCGAATGAACCAGAAAATGAACCACTTAAACTAGTGACACTACCTGAACCATCTAAATTAAATGAACCTGTTATGTTTAAGCTACCGGTTCTTTCATGTACGTCATTTGAACTGTCTCCAAATATTGTTGAACCTGAATTGTATATTTGTATTGTTGTGTTACGTTCTGTAACAAATTCTTCTGCTGTTAAGGTACCACCAACTGTTAAGTTACCTGAAAATTTACCACTACCTGTTACTTCAAATATACCTACTTCATTTTGAGTATCTAATAAAATCGATCCAGTAACTTTGAGATTGTTTTCAACAAAAGTTAAATTTTGACTCCCTGTAAATTGAGCATTAGCTCCTGATACGGCACTTCCTAATTTAAATTGTATAGCTCCATTCCTACCTACTGGGTTACTAAGAGGAACACTTACTGAACTACTTACAGATGTAAACTTATGTAGTTCTAAATTAGATCCTTCAACAGATGCAGAATAGAAATACTCTCTAAAATTCTGATCAAGTTCATCATGTGTTAACGAAGACCCTTTTGTTCCTCTAAACTGAATTGCCATATTAGTCTGTGTTAGGTGGTGAAGTTTTTGTTTTCAGTTCTTCTACCTCTATTTTTAATTCTTTTATAGCTTCAATTAAGTATCCAATTATACCACTATAATTAACACTAAGATAGCCATTTTTATCTTCAGAAACAACTTCTGGAATGGTTTTCTGTATTTCTTGTGCAACAACACCAACACTTTTTGATCCATCTTTATCGAAAGTAACACCTCTAGATGATACTATTGTTGATAGTCCATCAACTACGGTTTGTATATTGTCTTTTAATCTTTCGTCTGAAGATTGAAACACAGATGCTGAAGTTCTTATACTACCAGATACTTCTAACGCATTGGTTAAAGGAAAATCAGTTGACTCATTTACGTTTATACCCACGCTAACAGACCCTCCTGATTGACTTACAATTAATCCATTTGCTGTGGTTAATGAAGCACTACCAGAATAAAATGCAAAACGACCACTAACACCTGGTTGAACACCTGATACTAATGATACTTCATGGGCTGTTTGATTGATTGGTACGTTACCACTACCTGTGTAATGTAGTACTAAGTTTCTTCCACCATTTGCTACTGAGCTAGAATAAAAAAACGAACCCATGTTTTGGTCCATCTCATCATATGTCAGAGGTTGTGATTTATTTGCTCTAAATGTTACAGCCATTATATATCTATTTTTATTTCAAATGTCATATCACTATTTTGACTCTTTGGTATTGGTTTACCTAATTTTGCTAGTGCTATTAATTCACTTGCATCATTATATAATCCAACTGTTGTAATATAAGGAGTAAATTCACTACCAGTGATATTACTTGCCAAAACACCGTCTGAACCGCTTACTGCTGTTCTGTTGTAAGTAAAGTTCATTTCAGAATCTTTTACCTTACAGTGTACATTATATGTATAAATAGGTTGATTTGCTTTCCATTCAACAACAGGTTTTAAATATGTTGAATAGTAATTAGCAATATCTCTATCTGTTATTATTACTTGACCGTGAGTATATATTACATCACCTACAACTCTCTCTGGTTTGGTATAATATTCTGCAGAACCAGAAAGAACTAAATTTCCTTCTCCGTCATCTCTCAATTCTACTCTTTGTTGATTTTTTGGTATTTCTAAATATTGAGCTACAGATTCATCTACATAGTCACTTTCATTTTGTACATAATCTGTGATAGTTATACCTGTACTTCCGTATAAAGATAGAAAGTTATCAACAAATTCATTCTCTCCTGTTGCAGCATCAACTACATAATCATTTACAATATAGTTATTACCGGCATTTTGTACAGGCTTTATTACTACTGATTCTTTTTCTAAGTGGGTGCCGAAAAGGTTTCTTGGGATTGAAACTACAGTAACTTCTCTACCAATATTTCTTGAACCGGGTTTTGTTACTGTTGATTGTGCAAAGTGATCAAATGAACCCGTGTATGTATTATCCCCTATACTACCTTGATAGTACAATTGATTTACACTTCTCCATACCAATTCAGATGAGTATCCGTTATAATAGTCGTTTGGGTAAAAAGAAAGTGAACTTGAAATTCCACGGAAGAAGTCGACATCGTACTCTGCTAATAGGCTACCGCTTGCTTTCCAGCTTTTGTTAGCTACATAATCAGAGACAAATACATCTTGCCTGTTTAGTCTTTTGTAAGCGCTCATTCATTAATAATCAAGCTTTACTCTAATCAAAGTTTCTTTTGTGAAATCTTTAAGTAAAGGTCTAGATAGTTTAGCTACTGCTAGCAAATCGTTGTTGTCATTATACAATCCAATTGTAGTAATAAACGATTGAGGAGTGTCAATCATTACGTTGTGACGTATTTCTCCTGAACCAGTTATTAAAGAAGGATTTGTTGAGTAATTAAATTCACTATTTCTAGCTCTTACGAATACGAAATTAGATGATATTGTTTCTTCAGATTGAAGTCTAAAGTTACCACCTTCTTTAATTGCATTATATACTTTTCTTGGGTTAAGATTTGCACCGTTTGTTCTTCCTGTGCCTAGTCCAATACCTCCTGCTGATCCTGTTTGAATATCTAATGCTGCTCCATTCAGAAGTATTACTCCTACATCTGGTAAAAACTTACCATAAGATCCTGAAGCGTTAGTATATCCATTTTGATTTACTGCATCATATACATTACCTGCTGATCCAGATACTAATTCATATACTCTACCAGCATCATTAAACCTAATTGTGTCGTTGGCTTGACTATCATCAGTTAGTCTTAAACTAGCGCCACTACCAGATATGCCTAATACTAGGTCTAATGTTCCTGGCAAAAGTTTTTCTTTATATTGAGCTCTATCAACTGACAATGCATAAAAGTATTCTGAGGTCTTATTTCCAAATGTAAAATCAGAATCTTCGTCTCCTAAGACTAGGTTTCTGTATTGACCGTAAATTGTTGATGATGGTGAATAACCAGGTACGTTGTTGTTAAATGCTAACGAACCGCTTCCTTTTTTATCACCATATGCTACTGCAAACTGTACTCTTGATCCAGCTATACCAGACCCAGTGTTGTAAATATTGTAGTAATAGTCTCCAGTTGTTCCTCCAGTCTGTGTAGATGAAGTAAAAAAAGTATTCAAAGTTGTTTTATCACCTGTCCATACAGGAGAGGTTATTGACTCAGCACTTACAACTACATCCTCTTGATCAAATCTTTTATATGACATAATTAGTTAGTTTTTGTAATTGTTACCGGTATTGTAATCCTAGCACCAGATCCTCTACCTATCACAGTAAGAGTGGTGTTAAGTTGCGTTCTACTACCAAATAACGTATTAACAGATGTTGCAGTTAAGTTAATAGAAGTACCTATTACCGTTTTAGAAACATTTGTTCCAATCGTTGTAGATGTATTTAATTTTTCAGCTTCTTCTGTGGTAACTCCTACACCTGTGAATGTGTTTAGCACTCTGATATCAGCAATTGTTGCTGTATATCCTTCAGTCTCAAAAATTGAAGTTGATCCTAAGTAGTTAAGTGTTTGAGGGGTAACTGCTACAGAAGCTCCTTGTTTAAGACTAATAGAACTAAACCCAATATCTAGTACTGGTAGTTTAGAAGTACCTCTCGGTAATGTAGTCAATTTATACTTCATGATTTGTGTTTCATCAGGAAATGCTTCTAAAAGAGGCATATTCTCAATTGCTTCACCATAAAGAGCAGAACCAGAGGGATGTGTTGGATTGTAAAGAGTGTAGTCAATTTCATCATCTCCTAATGCAAATTGCGTAATCTTAAAAGAACCGTCCCCTCTAGCTAACAGCTCTCTTCCTTTTTTAGTTAGGATCGCATCTACCGTTACGACCGAATTATCTAAATATCCCATTTTGTTATTTGTGTTTTATATAAATATCGTTATTAATTGTTTTATTCAACAAGTGTTACTTTACCTACCTCACTCATTGTAAGTATTGTACCAGTTTCAACTATAAACACCTTTCTGTTAGATATTCTTACAAATCTTTTATCTTGTTCTTCATAAAGTATACTTGCAAGTTCAGGAAAGTTTTGTTCGTGTTTGTTCGGGTGTGAGCCAGTTAATATAGGGTTAAAGTATATAGTTGATGTGTCTCTTTTGTTATCGTCTATTGCGGTTATAGTGGTGTTGTCTGAATCCAGTAAGTGTAACGAACCTTCGAATTCTTTAAAACTCAATGCTGGATCATTACCAGGGTTACTTCCACTTGTTAGTTTGGTACCTTCATACCTTGCATGTACTATACCTGCTTTTGTATATGAACAGTTTTGTAGTTGAGCCGGTTGAGCTGTACCTGCTAGTATAGCAGTAAGGTTGGTTGGGTTTGCAGCATCAGATGTTCTGTCAACTACTTGCCTTACAGCATTAA